TATCACGACCTTGGGTTACGGAGAAGCCCTTATACAAAGACGTAAAGGTATAAGAAAATCTTATAGGAGAAAACCATGACAGGAAAGCGAGGCCCCGTGTCCAAGACAAAGGACCTGAAGAAGCTGTCCGGCAGCACTACTCCCCTGACCGACGCTGAAGACGGAGTGGTGTTCAAGCCCCTGGATGGAATGCCCATTGCGCCACCCTGGATACAGGATGACCCGGCAGCCCTGGACTTTTGGAACAGGAACGTTCCGCATTTGATTCGCTATGGATTGCTCGGTGAGATGCACCTTGATTCCTTTGCCCACTTATCCATGATACACAGCGCACTTCTTGCCCACTACAAATTGAAGACCATGCCATCGGCTTCCCTCCTGGGAGCATACCAAACCTTGTCCTCCGCCTTCGCCATGAACACAGCAGCCTGTGCCCGGATGAAGATGGCAGTTAAAGACAAGAAGAAGCCAAACACCTTCTCATGACTACGCCTCGCAGAAAGAACTATGTCCGTGTGGCCAAGCAGTATGCCCAAGAGGCACAGACAGCCGCGTGGGCGGGCAAGTGGACCAAGCTATCTTGTAAGCGATTCCTGGATGACCTCGAGCGGAAGGATTTAATCTTCGCGCCCCGGGAAGCCAATGAAGCCTGCCACTTCCTGGAGCTTCTCCCTCACGTGGAGGGCACCTGGACGAAACCAACCATTGTTCTACACAAGTCGGACGTGTTCTTCCTGGTGAATCTATTCGGATTCCGGAAGAAGGATGGCACCCGACGCTTCACTACGGCCCTGAAAGCCATCGCCAGGAAGAACGCGAAGTCCACAATCGCTGCCGGCATAGCCCTTTATTGCCAAGTGAAGGAGCCCGAGGTCGGTCCACAAGTAGTAAGTGCAGCCACAACAGGCAGCCAAGCCCGCATAGTCTTCAACATTGCCAAGCGTATGGTGGAGAAGACACCGGACATACAAGAGCATTTCGGGATGAAACCGTACGCGAACTCCATTGCCTCGTATGATAATGGCGGCAGCTTCAAGCCAATCAATGCGAAAGCCAGCACCCAGGATGGATTGAACCCGACCTGCGTAGTGCTGGACGAGATCCATGCCCATAAAGATTCGGACCTGCTGAATGTACTTCGCTCCGCTGCCGGCGCCAGGCGCTCGCCGCTCTTTCTCTTCTGCACCACTGAGGGATATGAATCGCCCGGACCATGGCATGAGCTTCGCAGCTTCGCCAAGCAGGTTCTCGAGGGCATCATCAAAGCGGACCATTTCTTCTGTGTGTATTACGCCATTGATGATGAGGACGATGAATTCGATGAGGCGTGCTGGATCAAGGCCAACCCATTGATGACCGTGAACCCGATTCTGCGTGAGGAGATAATGAAAGAGGCTATTGAGGCGCGGGCAATGCCGGGCAAGATGGCTGAGTTCCGCATCAAACGCTTGAATCGACAGAGCGCAACGGCCACAGGCTGGATCACATTCTCCTCCTGGAAGGCCTGCGCCACCGAAGTTGACCTGGATTGGTTGGCTCAGCACCCTTGTTATGGCGGTCTGGACATGGCGAGCGTGGGAGATCTTTGCTCATTCCGTTTGATTTGGTACATCGATGGCCACTATTACACATGGGGATTGCGCTGGATTCCAGAAGAAGCGGTGAAGTTACGCACTGAAAGAGGGACCGTGCCCTATGCTGCGTGGGTAGAATCTGGCCATGTGAGGCAAACACCCGGGAAAGTAATCGATCACGACACCATTGAGCAGGAGATCCTTGAGGCATGTGAGCGCTTCCAGGTGCAGGCTATTGGTTACGATCAATGGAATGCTTCCCAGGTGGTCGCCACCCTGGAGAAGGCCGGTGTCAAAATGAATGTCTTCGTCCAGGGACCGAAGAGCTATCATCCCGCCATGCAGGAATTCGAACGGGCCTATATCAGTGAGCGCTTTCACTATGGTGATGATCCGGTGCTTACCTGGTGCGCCTCGAACATTGTTGCCAGGCAGGATGTGAACCTTAACATGGCACCGGATAAAAAGAAGTCAGCAGATAAGATCGATGACATGGTCGCTTTGCTGGAAGCAGTAGGTACAGCCCTCGTCGAGCGCGGCGAGGGAACAACATACGATGGAGGATTAGATTTCTTATGAACGACAACTACTTAACTTTATTTTTTCAACTGTGGGCCGGCTTCACAATCGCCTGCTTCATCCTGATCCTGTTTTTGGCTGGTGGACGACCGACAAAAGAACGATTGCAATTTCTTACCGGGGTGATAGATTGTCGCGATGTAGTGACATTTGGCGGCCTAGCCCTGATTGGATACGGCGCTCAACTGATCTTCGAGCCAGCGGCTTATATTATCATCGGCGCTGGACTTTTTTGGTTAGGAGTACGTCGCCTTGGGAATACTCAACCGCCTGGAGACTAGAGCAACTTCACAGACTCTTGGTCATCCACGTGATCCTGTTCTTGCCAATTGGTTTGGCGGAGGTTCTAATACAGCCGCCGGCATGAACGTGACAGCGGAAACAGCTTCCCGAGCCTCAGCAGTTTATGCCTCAGCCAAAGTCCTATCCGAAGCCATTGCTTCCCTGCCCCTGGTTCTATACAAGCGCACTTCCGGTGGCGGCAAAGAGAAAGCAGTCGACCACCCTTTGTTCAACGTCTTAAAAACTCGGCCCAACCATTATCAATCCAGTTTCGAATTCATAGAGCAGGGCGTCCTCAATATGTGCTACAGAGGCGCATCCTATTCGCATATCCTGGCCGATCCAAGGGGCCAGCGCCGCTTGATGCAGCTCAATCCGGATAATGTTAGACCTACATTGTTACCCTCCGGCAAGCTCGCCTATGAATATGTATCGCCCCAAGGCGTTTCAAAGGTGCTTCTGCAGGAAGAAGTTCTCCGAGTCCCTTACCAAACAAAAGACGGGATCAACCCCTTATCAGTTATCGCAGCACAGCGCGAAGCCATTGGAGCTTCCCTTGCCGCACAGGATTACAGCGCCCGCTTCTTCGGAAACGATGCCCGCCCCACTGGCGGTTACATGACCTGGGATGGTGGCGCTCGCTTCAAGGATGAAGAAGAGGCCAAGAAGTTTAGACAGAATTGGCAAGAGTATATGGCGGGAGCCAATAGACACAAGATCGCCGTCCTGAAGCCTGGCATGGCTTACCACGAGCTCGGCATGAGCAACGAAGACGCGCAGTTTCTTGAGACGCGTAAATTCCAGCGGAGCGAGATTGCTGGCTTCTTCCGGGTGCCGCCTCACATGATCGGTGATCTTGAACGCGCGACGTTCTCAAATATCGATGCACAAGCGACCGACTTCGTGGTTCACACGGTTGGTCCTTGGCTTGCACGTTGGGAGCCAGCCTTATCGCGCGACTTGCTGACGGAGCTTGAACAAGAAGACTATTTCTTCGAATTTATGGTGGATGGTTTACTTCGTGGTGATCCGCAGGCAAGGTCCGCCTACTATCAACGGGCAATCCTTACCGGGTGGATGAATCGGAACGAGGTTCGCGCCAAGGATAATCTACAAGAAGCAGAAGGCCTGGATGAATTCATCGTGCCTTCCAATATGCAAGCGGCAGAGATGCTAATGAATCAAGCTGGAGGTGAGCAGCATGGAGATTGAACGGCGGGCCTTTGCCCTCGATGATATGAAAGTGGAAACGCGAGATGACGGCACGAAGCGCATGATTGGACATGCCGCTGTCTTCAACATGCTTTCCGAAGACCTGGGTGGCTTCCGGGAACAGATAGCCCCGGGCGCTTTTGAAACCGCTTTGGAATCCGATGACGTGAGAGCGCTTTGGAATCACAATCCGGACCACGTGCTTGGCAGGAATATGTCGGGCACCTTACAGATGAAAGAAGATGAGCGGGGCCTGGCGATTGAAATTACACCGCCAGACACGCAAATGGCACGAGATCTTATGGTCTCGATGGAACGCGGCGACGTGTCGCACATGTCCTTTGGCTTCAGCGCTCGCCCTAATGGGCAGAACTGGGCCAAGGATGATGAGGGCAAGGTGATTCGCACCTTGACCAAACTCCGTCTATTTGATGTTTCACCGGTTACATTCCCGGCGTATCCACAAACAGACATTGCGTTGAGAGCAATGCAAACAGCATTGCCCGAGGCACCCGTTGATAATACATGGAAAATCAAATTAGCTCGCCGGCGTTTAGAGCTGGCAGCCATATCCTGAGGAGGAAACGATGAGTAAGAAATTAGTTAATCTACGAGAGGCGCGTAACAAGTCCGTTGTGGCTGCCCGCGCCATTCTGGATCTTGCAGAAGGTGAGAAGCGCGAGCTGACCGCTGACGAGCAGGGCCAGTGGGATGCACACATGGATGATCAGCAGAACAGCGCTGACTCAATCGGTCGCGAAGAGCGTGCTATTGCAGCAGAGCGCGACCTTGCTGGACAGCACTTTGAGTCCGAAGAGAACAACGACGAGAATCGCGGCAAAGCCCCGGTTCACGTAACTGCCACCCCGGAATATCGTGCAGCGCACGAGAAATTCCTTCGCCTTGGCAAGGATCACCTCTCCGCTGACGAAGCACGCGCTTTGTCTGCTGGTGATGCTACCGAGGGTGGTTATCTGGTGATGCCACAACAGATGGTCTCTGGCCTGCTGAAGAATGTGGATGATGCAGTATACATTCGCCAGAAAGCTACTGTCCATCAGTTGCCACAGGCAGCTTCCCTGGGCGTGCCTACCCTGGACACCGACCCCTCCGATCCAATCTGGACCGCTGAGATTGCTACTGGCTCCGAGGATTCAAGCATGGCTCTCGGTAAGCGTGAGCTTTCGCCTAACCCACTGGCTAAGCGCATCAAGATCAGCAACAAGCTTCTGCGGATGGTACCGGGTATTGAAGCCCTCGTCATGCAGCGCCTTGGTGTTAAGTTCGGTCGTGTGCAGGAAAGCGCATTTATGACTGGCTCCGGTGCTAACCAACCTCTGGGCTTATTCACTGCCAGCGATAACGGCATTCCAACAAGCCGGGATATGTCCACAGGCAATGCCGCAACCGCCTTCACATTTGACGGTTTGATCAATGCCAAGTATAACGAGAAGGAGCAGTACCAGAAGGTCGCTGAATGGCTCTTCCATCGTGATGCAGTGAAGATGCTCGCCAAGCTTAAAGATGGCGAGGGTCAGTATATCTGGGAAGCCAGCAAGAAGGTTGCTGATCCGGATATGCTCCTGGGACGTCCAGTCACCATGAGTGAATTCGTTCCAAACACCTTCACCTCCGGTCTGTATGTGGGTATCTTCGGAGACCTCAGCAAGTACTGGATCGCTGATGCAATGAACGTCCAGATTCAGCGCTTGGTTGAGCTATATGCAGAAGCAAATCAGACGGGCTTCATTGGCCGCCTGGAGTGCGATGGCATGCCTACAGTGGCAGAAGCATTCACCCGCGTAAAACTGGGTTAAGTCTAAAAATAAATACCTGAGGAGGTAGAAGAAGATGCGAGATCTACACCATGATGTACTATACACGTTAGCGGAGCCGCCACAGGCGGCAGTGACTAACAACACACCTTTCGTCAGTACGATTCTTGACACTGCGAACTTTGCAATCAATGAGTTCGTCCTGCTGATTGGCTCACTGTCCGATGCCGATGCGACCTTTGTCGTATTGATGGAAGACGGCGATGAATCCAATCTCTCTGATAATGCCGCAGTGGTAGATTCACAGCTGATTGGAACAGAAGCACTGGCAACTCCGTTGTTCAGTGACGATGACAGCACCAAGAAATTGGGCTACCGTGGCGCCAAGCGCTACATTCGCGTGACCATCACGCCTTCAGCCAATACCGGCGATATCTACTTCGCCGCTACATGGGCACAGGCCGGCGCGCGTAAAGCACCACAGGCGTAAGGGGGGTTAGCAATGGCTGATCCTACTTACGGACCGAAGGTCTACCACAAGCAGGGGGGTGACGAGCAAGTCGTCGCCTCCGGTGGTAAAGTCACCGTTGAATCTGGTGGCGAGATCGATGTTGAATCCGGCGGCGCACTCAAGCTCGCTGGGACTGCGGTAACATCGACGGCTGCAGAGCTGAATATCCTGGACGGGGCAACAGTAACACCTGCCGAACTAAACGTCCTTGATGGGCAGGTTCTGGCTGAAGAAGCCGGCGAGGGTATCACAGGTGGAACGGATACAATCTACGCTTCTTCTGTTACCAAGATCGGCGGGATAATTAAGACGAGTATCTTGCTGGATCTGGATGGTCTCTCATCCTCTACCACTGACCTGGATATTATTGGTCAGGGTGCGGAGGTTGCTCACCTGGGTCAAATCACAGAGGCGCAGAACGGAACCATTCTAACAGGTCGAGTGACCTGCCTGGAAGTTCCAGTTGGCGGTGTCGATGATATTGACCTCTATGCTGCGACTGAAGATACAGGCGTGTTCGATGGGGATATTGCTTCCCTGACTGAAACCGCGCTAGTAACTTCCGGCGCTGCCTGGACACTAGGACTTGTCCGAGTGCTTTCGGCGATGCCTGTTGCTGATGCGTTCCTATACCTCACCGGCGGCGACGCTGGTACGGCTGCGGAATACTCGGCTGGCAAGTTCTTGATTGAGCTTGAAGGGTATTAACCGATGAGCTACATTCAGAAGTACGAGGTTGTTCTTGTGACCGCGGCTGATGGGACGGCGGAGGGGTTTACCCCCGTCGTCTGTGGCTTCATTGAGCACATCCACTACACCAAGGTCGACTTTGCTGCGGGTGTGGACATTTCAATTGTAGGTGAAGATGCTGACGAGGCCTACTGGGTAGAAGCAGATGTCAATGCTTCTACCAGTAAATCACCCCGCCATCCAACGCATGATGTCGCGGGTGCTGTATTGAAGTATGCGCCTGCAGGGGCAAATGTTGAATCTAGCATTCCAATCTGCAGAGAACGAATTAAAGTATCCGTCGCCCAGGGTGGTGACACCAAGACCGGTACTTTTGAAATCTACATAAGTTAACGGAGGCCTATATGGGCAGAAAAATCAAAATGCAGACAAACGCTTGTGGTCCACATGGGAACTTCCGTGTGAATGAGGTCTTTGCCGTGCCGGAAGTTATCTCAACCGACATTGCGGACGAATTTGTCGAGGGCGGCTATGCTATTGAAGTTGGCACTCTGGATCCAGTAGATGAAGAGCAAAAGGACCCTGAAAAGGTGCTGACTAATGCTGAACTTGTGTCAGCGCTGGAAGCGAAGGGAATCGAGGTTCCTGCACGGGCCAACAAGACCGAGCTTCAGGCGCTTTTGGATCAGGCTGAAGATTAACCATGATCGTAATCACCGCACCCGCATCGGAGCCGGTAACCAAGGCGGAAGTCAAAGCGCAAATTGGCATCCTCGCCTCGGATACGGCCCAGGACAACCTCATTGATCGCAGGATCGCTGAGGCGCGGGCGTGGTGTGAGCAATATACAAGGCGAAGTTTCATCACACAAACTTTGGAACTTCGCCTTGATGCTTTCCCATTACAGATTGAACTGCCTTCGCCTCCGGTGAGCGCCGTGGTCTCAGTCAAGTATATTGACAACAATGGCGATGAGCAGACCGTGGATTCGGGGAATTATGTGCTTGACACGTACCCCACCACGCCATTAGTCCGTCCAACCTATGCCCTAGTATGGCCGGTATCGCGAAACGAGCCCCACGCGGTGCGTGTGCGCTATACAGCAGGGTACGGCGACACCGATGCGGTACCGAAATTGATTGAAGAGGCCATTATGCTTCTGGTGGGCCATTGGATGAACTTTCAGCCACAAGCTGAGAATGGAATCACCGCTTCCCGGGTGCCTTTTGCTATTCGAGACATCCTGGACACTTTCAAAGTTGAGCGGTTCCATATATGAGCCACGCTCGCCAGGTGATCCGGGAGAAGGCAGCCTTATTGTTGGCAACCACGCCAACTACCTGGGTCAGCGTGCTTGAAACCCGCGTCCCAACAAAGCGGCAGGTTTATCCGTATCTAATGGTCTACTCGGACGGAGAAGCCGTGGACAACCTCACGGAGGATGATCCAACAGTTCTCCAGAGAGATATGAATATTGTAATTGTCGGGATGCTGCGTATGCCTGGCGGACATGAAACGATAACAATTGAAGATAAGCTGGATGCAGTTGCCGCGGAGATTGAAACGAAGCTAGACTTCGCTGCCTTGCAGGCAGTGGTGCCCAAGCTTCACGGTCTATTTTTGAACAGCACGGAAATGAGCGTAGTAGTTACGCCCGACGAACAAATTGATCACGCAGAAATAATTCAAGTATGGACAGCACGTTATTATACGTTAGATGGCGCGCCCGAAGTGCTAATCTAGGAGGTATGGAAAAATGACAATCTACACAAACTCAGGCCTAAAGATGTCCATGGAAAGTGCTATTGCAGCCGCCGTCGCCATAACAACCCTGACCAACGCTGCCCCGGGAGTAATTGGTAAGGTCGCTCACGGCCTATCCGATGGTGACATCGTCCTCTTGCAGGTGGAAGGCATCACCGAATTGGATGGGCGCCTATTCGTCGTCTTCAACAAAGGCACGGATGATTTCGAACTCGCCGATGTAGGTGGCATTTCTGGGCTATCAACCGTTGGTATGGGCGTATTTACTTCCGGTACATACCAGGTAGTGACCCTTGGTACCTCGGTCAGCGGTGTCCAGGAATTCTCACCAAGCGGCGGAGATCCAAAATTCGTGGATACAACCACCATCCATGACAAGACCGATAAGCAGATCGTTGTAGGCGCTTCTGCAATGGGCTTCGGACTGACCATGCAGTGGGATCCTGCGAACACAGCTCAGGCAGCTATGCGGGCAGCATTCCAGGCGGCAGCTAGTAAGGGCTTCAAACTGCTTTGGCCAGATGGAACATTCATGCTCTTCTATGGCACTGTTGGATTCACCGGTATGACTGGCGGCTCTAACCAGGGAGTGACCACCACGCCCGCAGCACTGACCTTGGAAGGTAACCCAACCTATGTCTAATCTGATTGAGCAAATCAGGAAGGCAAGACAAACTCGATTGATGGTAAACGGCAGAGTCTTAGTGATCTGCCGTCCAACCGATCTTGAGATGGTTGAGTATGGCGGCCGGATGACGCAGCGTGTTATCCTGGAACAATTCGTTGTGGATTGGGAAGGCTTCCAAGAGAAGGATTTCGTCAAAGGCGGCACCGACGAAGAGGTTCCTTTCCACAGTGATTTGTTCATGGAATATGCTGAGGATCACCCGGAGATTTGGCCCGAAGTAAGTGCCGCAGTTGTGGAGTCTTATTCTGCACACAAGAAGGCGACTGAGGAGTCACTAAAAAACTGATCGGGTGGCTCGGGACGCTAAATCGCCCGACGCCACCCAAACCAGCTCCGGAAGATTGCCAAAGTGCCTTGAGAGCTTATAACATGATGGGGGGAGTGGATTGGCAAGCAATCCCCATTATGGCCGAGATATTTGGAGTCCAAGATGTTGAGATCTTCATTGAACAACTTGTCACCATTCGGGACAACCCGAAATGAGTAGCTCCGCCCTCGATGTGAAGGGCCTGCGAGAAGTGCAGAAGGCCCTTTTTGCCTACAGTGACAAGATGGGCACCAAGATTACTTTGTCCTCTCTTCGCCAAGGCGCTAACCTGGTGAAGAAGCAAGCTCAAGCCAATGCTCCGGTCCGTACTGGGACACTTCGCCGGGGACTACGGGTCTCCGCTTCTAAGATCCATAAACGTGGAAATCTCATAGGTGTTTACATGACGTTGAGAAAGGGAAAGGGTCGACAAGATCCGAAAGACCCTTTCTACGGCCGTTGGATTGAGAAAGGTTGGAGGCGCGGGAAGACTAATATCCCGGGTGTCTACTTTTTCGATCGGGCCTACGAAAAACAAAAAGGAAACGCGGTGCGAATGATCATTAAGACAGCTCACGCAGGTGGTGAGGTTGTCAAGCGCCGATTGGGGTTGAAATAATGGCAAAGGGCGTAACAGTTGACTTCAATGCGAACGTGGCTCGCTTCACCAAGGGCACCAATAAAGCTGTCAAGGATCTAAATCGGTTCGATAAGAAAGCCAAGAAGACCGGGATCAGTGTTGGTAAGATGTTCGCGGGCTTGGCGACCGGCGTAGCAATCACGAGCTTTGTCCGGAAGGTGCAGTCCTCCATTGACTCCCTGGATAAACTTGGCAAATCCGCCAAGGTATTCGGATTCACCACTTCGGCCCTGCAGGAGTACAGATTCGTCGCGGAACAAAGCGGCGTAGCCACTACCTTGTTCGACAACAGCATGATTGCGCTCACAAAACGTTTGGGCGAGGCTAAGGCCAACACAGGGCCTCTGGTGAGCTTTTTTAAGAAGTACGACACACAGCTCCTGAAGAACATAGCCTCCTCGGAAAAGACGGAGGATGCACTCAAGCTCATTTTCGAAGCAATGAACAAAACAACCATCGCTTCTGAGAAGGCCGCCATCGCCAATGCCGCCTTCAGTCGGTCTGGCGTAGCCCTGGTCAATATGGCCAAGGATTACGAGACTCTACGCAAGCAGGCGCAAGAGCTGGGCATCGTCATTGATAAGGATCTGGTTGATAATGCCGAGGACGCAGCCGATCAGCTGAATATCATGTCCCGCATTATTGATGCGAATCTCACTGTCGCCTTCATGGAACTTGCTCCACTCATCATTGATGTGGGTAAGGCCTTCGCGGAAGCTGCACCGAAGATTGCTGTATTTGTTCGGGAAATGTTTAACATAAAGGATCTATCCATCACGGGTCAAATCAAGGACATGAAAGAGGAGCTCGCTGGCTTTGAGGCCGAGGCTCGGAAAGTACTCGCTCTCCCGGATGGGGCGTCGCGAGGAGATAATCGTCCAGCGAAATCCATCGGCATTGATATTATGTGGGCGCGGAAAGAACTCAAAGCGCTTGAAAAGCTCCAAGAGGACTTCCGGAAAACAAAGGACAAGGGCAAAACCGACATTGTTGTGTCTCCGGTTACTGCGGCGAAAGTTAAGAAAACCAAGAAGGTCCTGGGCGAGCTACAGAATGCCCATGTCGTAGTCTTCAATGAAATAAAGCGGGATGCGAAGGTTGTCTTCGATTCAACCCGGACAGACGTCGAGAAATACCAAGCCAGTATCCAGCGCCTGGACGAGCTCTTGCTCGCTGGTGCAATCAGCCAGGATACATTCAACAGAGCCGTAGCCGAAGCGGATGACGTGCTTGAATCTGCCTCCAAGAAAACGGAAGAGGTAAATGAAACTGCCCGGGAACTGGGATTCACCTTCTCCTCCGCCTTTGAGGAGGCCATTGTGAGTGGCAATAGCTTCCGGGAAGTGCTTCGGGGTATGGCACAGGATATCCTGCGAATCTTTGCCCGGAAGGCTATCACTGAACCACTAGCCAGCGGCTTCAGTAGCGTCTTCAGCAACTTCAACTTTGGCAGCCTCTTCGGTTTCGCAGATGGTGGTCGACCTCGAGCTGGCGTACCGGCAATTGTCGGCGAACGTGGTCCTGAGCTATTCATCCCGGATCGTGCTGGCACGATAATACCGAATCATGCACTTGGTGGAGGTGGTGGCCCGCAGATCATTCAACACTTTGAGATCAATGTGAATCAGGCCATGCCCGGCATGGAGATCTTGCTGCGTGATGCTGCCGCTCAGGGTGGCCAGGAAGGCTTCGCTCGAGTAGCTTCGGACTTTCAACGGAATGGTCCATTAGCGAGGTCCCTTGGATGACTACTTATTCTTTCCCCAGTATTCGGCCAACTTCAGTGGAGTGGGAGCTTGTCCCGAACCCACAAAGATCCCTTCGCTCACCGCTCAATAATGCGGTCCAAACACTGGCGGCTCCTGGGGAACTTTGGCAGGCCAAGATCACCTTTCCACCGAGCTTAGTAGGGGATGCTCGAATCATATTGGCTTGGTTGGCTCGCTTGCGTGGTTCTGCCGGCCGCTTCTACCTGCACGATCATTCTCTGCCAACACCCCAGGGCATCGCTACTGGCACGCCATTGGTGAAGGGCGCGTCACAAACCGGACTCACCCTGGTTACTGACGGCTGGACAATATCCCAGACCGGCATCCTCAAAGCTGGCGATATGTTTGGATTCGGATCCGAACTGCACATGGTAGCCGTGGACGCAGACTCAGATGGTAGTGGTGATTCTACGATCACCCTGGTGAAACCAATTCGGACTTCCCCGGCGAACAATGCCGCTATTACAACCAGCTCGCCCAAGGCCACCATGATGCTCCTGGAGAACAATCATGCCAAGTGGCGCGTGAGTCCCGGAACTTTGTATGATCCGATCTCCTTTGTCTGCATAGAGGCCTTTTCGTAATGGCTCGTGATTTAACCGGAGCAGCCAACACCGCCGCACAAGCGGACGTTGTCTATCCGGTGAACTTGGTAGAGCTTGATTTCTCCGGTGGATTCGTTCGAGTGAACTCCTCAATTTATAGCCTTACCTACGATGGCGATGTTTACTCCGGCGTTGGCGACCTGGGTCGGATTAACTCTATCTCAGAAGGCTCGGCCGTTGAGGCTCGAGGCGTGGAATTGAACCTCTCCGGAATCCCCTCCGCACTGATCTCAACCGTCCTGACAGAGCATTATCAAGGGCGTCCTTGCAACATCTACTTTGGACTAATGACGGAAGCCGGCGCACTTGTCGCGGATCCAATACTGATGTTCCCGGGTCGCATGGATACAATGGACATCGAGTTGGGCACGACAGCCACGATTACGGTGACCGCTGAATCCCGCCTGGCAGATTTGAATCGGCCTCGGGTTCGGCGCTACACGCATGAGGACCAGATTGCATTCTACCCGGATGATCTTGGCTTGGAATTTGTACCCCAGATGGTGGAGAAAGAATTGATCTGGGGCCGAGCATGAGGCACAGTAATTGGCCCTCGCTGATGTTCGCAGCTATCGACGAAGCAAGAGAGCGTCCCTTTGTCTGGGGCGAATCCGATTGCTGTCTATTCGCTGCCGACGTTGTACTGGCCATGACAGGCGAGGATTATGCAGCGCCTTATCGTGGGAAATATAACTCCGCTCGAGGATCTTTAATCGCGCTCAAGAAGTACGGTGCAGGCACCATTGAGGGATCACTGGATTTGATTTTTCCCCGGCGGCGCTGCCCAAGGCGCGGCGACGTTGTAATAGTTACCCTGGATGATAGCCCCGCCCTGGGTATTTGTGTCGGAGCACAATCCGCATTCCGAACAAAGGAGGGGATTGTTCTTTTGTCTTCGCAAGGCCTGATCGGCTGGGAGGTGAACTGAGATGGCATTCGTCGTCCCGCCAGTCGTATCCTTTGTCTCTAGTGCCTTAATTTCTGCCGGAGCCTCCGTTGCCGTTGCCGGCACAGTCGCTGGCGTGGTCGGCGTTGCCACCTATTTCGGAGCCACTGCCGCTGTCGCAGCCGTCGCCAATTATGCCATTGGCAAAGTCTTCGCGAAGAAACCACAACAGGCCGCCCCCTTCTCCCATATTGCCCAGGATCGGACTGTCATGCTCCGTTCCGCAGTGGCGAATCGATCTATCATATATGGCCAGGTTATGGTATCCGGGCCACTCGTCTTCGCAGCTTCCACCGGCGACACCAATGAATACATCCACCTGGTTGTTGCTTTATCCCATGGAGAGGTCGAAGAGATTGGCGATGTTTACCTGGGAGACACACTTTCCGACGATGCCCGCTTCTCCGGGTTGGTGCGAGTCAATAAGCACTTAGGCGCTGCCGCTCAGGCCGCTGATTCGGACCTCGTTTCCGAAGTCACCGAATGGACCACGGATCACAAGCTGTCCGGGATCACCTATGTCTATGTCCGCTTATTATTCGATCAGGACGTCTTCATCAATGGTCTGCCAAACATCAAAGCGGTGGTGAAGGGCCGCAAGGTTTATGATCCCCGAGACACAAACACAGTGTGGTCCGAGAACTGGGCATTGTGTATGCGGGATTATATGACAGCTGACTTTGGCTTGGATGCGGATGCAGCGGAAGTGGATGGGGCTGAGATGACAGCGGCAGCTAACACTTCGGAAGAGTCCGTGGATATTCCCGGAGGCACACAAGAGCGCTTCACCTGCAACGGTGTTGTGAGCCTGGGAGATTCACCTGCCGACATTTTGTCGTCAATGCTCACAGCCGGCGCCGGCGCTTTACCCTTCATCCAGGGAGTCTATACTTTGTTCGCTGGTGAATACCATGCGCCCGCTGTCACCCTGGACGAGAGCGACCTCCGAGCTCCAATCATTGTACACCCCCGAATCAGTCGGAAGAGCCTATTCAATGCCGTACGCGGCATATTTGTTGACAGGGATCAGTACTGGCAGCCCGCTGATTTCCCAACCATTACCAATGGCACCTATGAGACCCAGGATGGCAGCCAGCAGATCTTCCGGGATATCGAGCTGGCTTATACTACTGATACTTATCGGGCACAGCGGATTGGTAAGATTCACCTGGAAAAATCACGGCAGGGCATCACAGTGATCTTCCCGGCCAAGCTCACAGCACTGGAATTGACCTCGATGAGTACGGTGATGCTCACCATTGATCAACTGGGATGGTCCAGCAAGGTTTTCCGGGTAATGGATTGGACACTGGTGGAAACTGGCGGCGTGGACTTGCTCCTGCAGGAAGAAGCCAGCGCCTCTTATGATTGGGAGAGCGGTGACGCTACCACGGTGGATCCCGCCCCAGATACGAACCTCCCGGATCCTTGGACAGCGGCACCACCAACCGACCTGACTTTGTCCAGTGGTGTTGCTCAGTTGTTCATCCGGAACGACGGTACAATCTTCTCCCGGATCAAAGCTGCCTGGACGGCTCCGGCAGATACTGGGATAACTGCCGGCGGTCGAATCGAGGTGCAATATAAGAAAAGCGCAGACGGATCCTGGGAGAACGCAGCTTCTCTAGATGGCGCTGTGATATTTACTCACATCCTGGACATCGAAGATGGTGTGGCTTACGACGTGCGGATTCGGGGTGTGAATCACTTCGGTGTCCGTAGTTCCTGGGCAACCGTAACCGACCACACTGTGATTGGTAAGACCGCCGCTCCCGCCACGGTCGCCGCTTTCTCAGCCCAGCAGAACGGCGATGTGGTAACATTCCAGTGGACAAAGGTGGCGGATGTGGACATTGGTGGCTACGAGCTCCGATATGCTGCCCAGGGCGCGTTTGTTTGGGGCAATGCTACTGTGATCACACTGGAGACCAAAGGTACGTTGGTGACCAATGCAGCGCTTCCACCTGGGAGCTGGACGTTAGGCATCAAAGCCGTGGACACTTCCGGGAATGAGTCCGCCACAGAGAAGACCTTTGATATAGAGATAACCAACCCCAACAATCCGATCGCTAGTCAAGATGAGCATCCCGCCTGGGCAGGTACGCTGGATGGTTTCATCCTGCACAACATTTCGAATTGTTTAGTACCTCTTTCACAGAACTTAGCCTCCGATGATGACTGGGAGACCTTTGACGAGTTTGTGGTGAATCCAGTAGCTGAGGCCACTTATACAGCAATAGAAATAGACATCGGCTTTGATGCTTCCGGCTTGCGGGTTTGGGCGGAAGTCACGGCGGCGCTGGGTCCCGATACCGCCGGCCTGGCAGATCCAATAGTGGATCTGGATCATAAATTGGCAGCCGGATCCTACGATGGATTTGAACCCTGGACAGTTGGTGTGATCGCCGCTCGATATATGAAGCATCGAGCCCGAATCGTACCCGCCACCGGCGTAGCTTATTTGTCCACTTTTACGCCCAAGGTCGATATTCCAATTCGAGAGGAGCAGGCTTCGGGAGTAACTATCGGTGTTGGCGGGACAGCAATCGCCTTCACAGAACGCTTCCATGAAGTACCGAGTATTCAAGTCACGGCGGAAGGCGCTTCGGCGCTGTATCCCGTGAAGAGTGCCCCAACAGTTAACGGTTTCACAGTAAAAGTATATGATAGCGGCGGAGTTGATGTAGGTGGTACAGTCGACTGGCACGCAATAGGAGCATGATATGAGTTTTACTCAACCTGATTTTACGGCACAGGATGCGGCGACTTACAAAACCAACCTGGATAATGCTTTGGCTTATTTGAAAGGGGTTGATAGAAAACAAAATCTACTTCCAGTCAATTTGGCCGAGGTGATGAGCAATGGTACTCTGCTTGATGTAACTACGGGCGCGGCTCCTGTGCAGACGGGCGCTGAGGCAGCTCTGGTTGCGGGTGGATCAATTGTTGTTAATGGTGGTGTGGATTCGGATGCTTCTGGGTATGTTACCGCGGACGTTGCAGTTGCAAGTGTGGCGGGTGGTGAGACAGGCAATTGTCTTGAGGTAACCAACACAGCGGCAGCTTATGGTCAGTCCTATCTAGCAATTGCGGTAGAGGTCGGAAAGACTTATGCATTCTCGGCCCGTTTTAAGAAGGGCACATCTGGGAGTGGAAAAATACGAGTCGGTTCAGCACCCAGCAATGTCTGATCTTTATGACTAACTCAAATACGAACGGGCATATAGATTATTTTGACACCATTACTCTAAATGAGGTGGCTACAGGTATTGCTGGTGGAACGACGAGTGGCCCAGACGGTTTGACCAAGACGAGTACGCTAGAAGTCTTTCGCCACCAGGGGGATTCAACACGGCTCAAGGGGCTTTATGGTTTGAAAGTGATGAAAGGCGCGGCCAGCGCTGAATACCTATTCCTCACGGACATCCCGACTCGACTCGCTTATTATTCACAGTTTACAAATGAGACGCTAACCTTCGGTGTGTGGGTGTATGCTGAACAAGCAAACAACGTGAAGGCTCAGATCAATGATTCTGATGGCACTACGTCAAGCGACTACGCATCTATCACTACGCTTGAGTGGGTGGAAATCGCCCGAGCATCCGGTGGCTCAATAACGTCATACACGCCCCGCATCCTGTTTGATGGTGCAGACAATGATGTGGCCTACATCTCACGGCCAATGCTTAAGTATGGGGCTGGGCTGGATGCTGATGGATATGTCCCCCCGATAGATAAGTGGGTGATCCTGGATGACACTACGTTAGACATAGCTGATTCAGCAACACCATTGGCGGCCGATGATAAGACACTGGATCTGGAATCACTCTCCGCATACAGATTGCCACAGTGGTTGAAGGCTATTGAGGTTGAAATTGTCACTAAAAATTCAGCCGTAGCTGATGCCGCTGGGGTTGAATTGGGTAAAGACTCCGGTGAGCAGAATCTTAGGTGTTATCCTCAAGTGAATAATATGTCTGTTGCGGCATCTGGTATAATTCCTTGTGATTCCAACGGTGATATTTACCAAAAAATAACAACAGCAGGAAACACACTTTCTGCAACAGTATTCCGAGTGAAGGCGGTAAAATTATGATTACTGATATTGAAGGAACTCAACCAGCTCAATTCATTCTGGATGGTCTGTATGCCTGGGAGGAGAACATTCCTGAGGGCGAAGACCCACAGATATATCTTAGTGGACGGCTTGAAAGGCTTCGCTTGCAGACCCGCAAGATGGAGTATCCGGATGCACCGGACCGTCACAAGATGTCGCTGGGAGAATTTGATGACCTCATCGCCGCTGGTGAAGCGGGAGAACGAACAACCTTCCCAAGTGAACATCCCCCTCAAGAAACCTTTGCTGATCTGGCGGAAGACAGTGTGAACATTCAAGCAGCCGTTGATCAGATCACGGACCCAAAGACGAAGGCGGCTTTAAGGCTCATTCTTGGCAGTAAGGTCCGTCCAGGCAGGGGCCGCAAATGAAGAACCCAATCCTTGAGCACATGAGGACGGATCCAAACGCTTCGGACCATGCACAGATTGGAGCGCTGGCTTCCATGGTTTCTTTCCTGCTTATTGGTGGAATAACCGAGAACATGGAGTACGCCCTCTGGGCCTTCTTCCTGGGTGGCTTCGTTGCCGGGATCGGAATTGAATCGCAACAAAGATGGGACCGCCGAGGCGGAACGCAGAATACCTGGAAGGAATCTGCATTGGATATATTGGTGACAGGGTGTTGGTACCTCTGGCCTTTGAGGTAGATATGGAGTTTCAAATTATTGTCAATGTGGTGGTCGCAGTAGCCTTCTCAATCTTCGGCTGGTTTGCTCGAATGATGTGGCGTTCGGTTCAGGATCTACAGAAAGAGATCAGTGAGTTCCGGGTGCATGTAGCAGAGAAATATGCCCCAAAGGATGAGGTCCGGGATGCACTGCTTCGCGTGGAAAAGATGGTCGGTCGCATCTTCGACCGCCTCGACGAAAAGGCTGACAAAACATGATCCGATTCAAACGTGCAGGAGGCCATTTGATTTCGTGCACTTTTCAGAAATCGAAGAGTCGGTTCCAAGACTTTTTCACTCGGATGCGTTCTGCCGCATTTGAATCTCAATCCTTGAAAATCCCCGAAACACATAACGTCTTTGTTTCATTCGTCTTTTCTGTTTCCCGAGATTTCCTGAATACTAGTACAAAGGGCCAGTTGCGAAACGTGGGCCACACGCAGGCTAAGGCCCTTCACGGAGGTATTACATGAGGCAAATTGATCGGATAATTATACACTGCGCGGACACCCCAAACGGCAGGGAAAACAATGCCGCGGATATTGATCTTTGGCATCGGGAACGAGGCTGGGATTGCATTGGTTACCACAATGTTATTTGTATCGATGGCACAGTGGAACGAGGTCGACCCTACTTCCAGAAGGGCGCTCATGCCCGGGGCTACAATGGCTCTTCCCTTGGGATCTGTTTAATCGGCCGGGACAAATTCACACAGGCACAGTGGGACGGGTTGCTTGCCCTGGTGAAGGACTTGTGCACTCGGTACGGCATTGACAAAGTGCAGGGCCACCGGGATGTGGATGACCACAAAACCTGCCCGAACTTTAGCGTGGCGGATTGGATCGAGAAGGGTCCAAACCCGGATAACATCTTGGAGGTGTAATATGTGGAAAGACTTTTTCCAGGGATTAGTATCCCCGATTACTGGATTGATCAGCGAAGCCATTGTCGACAAGGACAAGGCGAACGAGCTGATCTATAAAGTGCAGGAGTTACTTGATGGAGCAGCGGCTCGCGCCGATGCTTATGCCACGGAGCTTTTGAAAGCGAAGACATCCATCATCCTTGCCGAAGCCCATGGCACATTCCTTCAGAGATCCTGGCGGCCGCTCATGATGCTCTGGTTCGCTGTATTGATTGGTCTGTGGTGGTTTGGCATCGAACCGGAAGGCATGACCCAGGAGGACAAGAACAATTTGTTCGGGTTGCTCAAGCTGGGCATTGGTGGCTACGTGGTGGGCCGCAGTGCGGAGAAGACCATTCCAAAGGCTATTGAGGCCTTTAAGAAATGACCGCCTTCCTTGCTGCCCTGCCTGGCTTGTTGAAAGACAATAAGAGTAACCTTGGTTGGACCGCCGTTTGTTTGGTTATGGTGTTGGCTGCGTACCTGGCCCAGGGAGACAAGATTGAGAAGCTCTCCCTGGAGGTCGGGGAGTTGCGGGCGACGGCAAAGTATCAGGAGCAGGCATTGAAACAATTGACTGAGCTCTGCTCCGAGGATTGAGGCCTTGCATATTAGTACATACGTACGAGCAACCATTTCAAAAAATAAAAACTCCTAAACACGTGCGCGTAGCTAATGCTCGCATAAATACTTAATATTGTTCACCTATATAGGGATGGGCACATATTAGCACTTTAGCACAGCTAATATGGCCCACTCTTTAATGAACATTTAATGTTTGGCCCTTAAGGTGTGCCACCTATTCGAAACGGAGGGCCAATTGGAATTATTCGCGCATCAACAAACAGCCCTGGATCTAATGGCCAACAAGCGCGCCTTTGCCTTATTCATGGAACAGGGCACGGGGAAGACGCGCTGCACCCTGGAAGATATGGATCGCCTCTACTCCAGTAATGAAATAAGTGGCGCGCTTATTATTGCTCCGAACGGGGTGCACCTAAACTGGATCACAGAATTGGATAAATGGGCCGGTTATAGCTACGTGGCCGAATGTTGGAAGGCCAATGCAGGTAAAGGGCTCTGGAAGGCCTTCAATGCCCGGCTACAGCGCTCTGGTGAACAGCTACAGATTATGGCCATGAACGTGGATGCCTTGGCCACTCCGAAGGGTTTGGACTATGCAACGGCATTCTGCAAGGCCCATGATGCCTTGTTAGTTATTGATGAATCCAGTCGGATCAAAAACGAAGCTGCAAAGCGAACAAAGAATATCGTGAAGCTTGGCAAGCTGGCAAAGTATCGCCGGATCCTTACCGGAACGCCCATCACTCAATCCCCCTTTGACATTTATCCACAACTGAATTTCCTGGACCCTGAGATCCTGGGATTCAAATCCTTCTACGCCTTCAAGAATCGATATGCCAAGCTGGCCCTGAACAGAAGCACCGTGGCCCAGGTGGAATCTGCCTTGACCAGCTACTTCATGGAGCGCGGTGAGGTTATCTGCGACTTCAAGCACACTCTGGGGCAGAGCTTCTCTACTTTGTTGATCACCACCGCCCAAGGCGAGAAGGGCGAGATCACCGCCACGCTGGTCAAAAAGACAAAAGGGCTTCTCATTGTTTCCCTGCGGAGGGGTAATCAGGCCGGGGAATTTCCCCTGAATATAAGAGGCAACACCTGGCAGGAGATCCAGGGCTACCAGAAGCTGGACGAGCTCCGTGCAAAGATGGCTCCGCATGTTTACCGGGTACTCAAAGCGGATTGCCTGGATCTGCCCGATAAGATCTATAGTATTCTACCGGTGGTTATGGGCAAGATGCAGACCAAGCTTTATAATGAGCTCGTGGCCCGGGTGCGCGTGGAACTTGCCCAGGGAGATGTCACCGTGGCAATGGCGCTGACTAAACTTCTTCGCATCCAGCAAGTGGTTGGTGGTTATGTGAACACCGACGATGGAATCACCGTGGAGATCAAGGACAACACCCGGATCAAGGCGCTCGTGGATTACCTGCAGGACACGCAAGGCAAAGTGATTATCTGGGCACGCTTCCGGGCAGAGCTCGAAGCCATTGCGAATGCCCTGGAAGAAGAATATGGCAAAGGCACCGTGTGTCAATATCACGGTGGAGTCAGCAATGCTGATCGAGCTGAGGCCGTTAATAGACTACAGGGCCAGCGCCCCATTGTAAAGAACGGGGAGAGGATCGGCTGGGAAGAGATTCCAGAATGGGAACAAGCGAGGTTCTTTGTTGGCAATCCACATTCTGGAGGGCTGGGGCTTACGCTTACAGCAGCCACCACCACAATCTATTACAGCAACGACTTCTCCCTGGAGACTCGCTTGCAATCCGAAGACCGGAATCACCGGATCGGAACCACAGAACATATTAACTACGTTGATATGCAAGCGGAGGGCACCGTAGATAAACGAATCATTGATGCTCTCCGCGCTAAAAAAGACATCGCCAGTGTAATCACGGGCGATGAACTCGGAGGATGGTTATGAGCCTGAAAGAACTGGAGCGGATCGCGCCGCTCGTTGAACGTGCACGAGATAATCGAAGACGGATAGAAGAATTAGAATCCTTTTTGAAAACGGCCAAGGCCACCGAGCGGAAGCTCCTGGATATTGAAATCCCGGAATTGATGCAGGAGTTGGATTTGACTGCCATCACTACAGCGGACGGAGCCACAGTGGACATAATCCCCTTTGTCGATGCCCGGATCCCAGTTAAAAAGCAGCCACAAGCCTTTGGTTGGCTCCGAGAGAACGATTTCGGGGACCTGATCAAACACCAGGTGATCAGCCAGTTCGCTGCCGGCGAGGATGATGCTGCCTTCGCTGCCAAGTTATATTTGGAAGAGAGTGGATTCAATGTAGAAGACAAAGTCTCTGTGCATCCAATGACCCTCAAAGCGTGGGTACGTGAGCAGGATGCAAAGGGCACAGAAATACCGGAAGATCTTTTCGGTGTGTATCGTGGTCAAACCACGAAGATCAAAGAACCAAAATAGCTGACCACTCAGTCAGCACAATAAAAAGGAGCACAACTACCATGGTAAGACGAGTAGTAAAACCGAAAGAGAAAGAACAGCTACCGGCCGCCATTGACTTTGGCGCGGATGCTGGATCGGGATTCGAAGGCACCAACAAAGATGACTTCGCTATCCCCTTCATAGCAATTCTGCAGGCACTCAGCCCGCAGTGTAAGCGCCAGGATGGAGCATACATCGAAGGCGCGGAAGAGGGTATGATCCTCAACTCAGTCACTCAGAACATCATCGATGGCGAGGCAGGTATCCGGGTGATCCCGGTAGCTTACCAACGCCGCATGACGGAATGGGCACTGCGTGAGAATGGTGGCGGATTTGGCGGTGAACATTTGCCAGAAGAAGCTCCCAGGATCATTGAAACCGATCACAAGAATCGGGACATCTTGGCCAACGGTAACCAGCTTGTGGATACACGCAGCCACTTTGTTTTGATCCTGACCGATCAGGGACCGATCCCGGCAATCATCAGCATGTCTTCAACTCAGTTGAAGAAGTCCAAGCGCTGGATGTCGCTCATGCAGGGCCTCCGCATTGACAACAAGCCGATGCCGATGTTCGGGAATATCTTCCAACTGACCACCGTCCCCGAGTCCAATAAGGAAGGCGATTGGTATGGCTGGAAAATTGTACACGATTCCCAGGTTGCGGACCCAGAGCTGTATCAAGCGGCGAAGGATTTCAAAGAAGCAATCTTGGTAGGCTCGGTGAAAGTGGATCGGCCAACCGATGAAACTGAAGGTGATGACAAATCTGAAGACGACATCCCCTTCTAATAATGGCAAGCGACCTCACCCCTCCCCTCCCCTCCCAGTGTGAGGCGCTTGCCGCTTTGTTCGTTGGGCTGAACCGGGCACACGGTGAATTCCGTATATCCGGCAAAGGCCCGACGGGCAAGGTTATTGGCCAGGGCGTCACGGTGAAAGCACCGGCGACGCTTGAGCTGTGGCAGAAGCACCTTGACGGGAAGCAAGGACTTGGCATTGTGCCAATCCTGGCAGACAATCAGGCTCTATGGGGAAGCCTCGACATTGATGTATATGACCTGGATCTGGTAGCATTAAACAACCAAGTGCAGGCATTGAAATTACCCCTAATTGTTATGAGAACAAAATCCGGCGGCGCGCATTGTTTTGTGTTCCTGGAGAAAGCCCTGCCGGCAGTAGTGCTACGGGAACACCTGATCGCATGGTCCGCCTGGCTTGGCCATGGTGGCTGCGAAGTATTTCCGAAGCAGAACAAGTTGGCGGATGACGAGGATATTGGTAACTGGCTGAACATGCCATACTTTGAATCCGAACTCACCACCCGCTATGCCCTGGACCTGGAAGGCAATGCCCTCTCCCTGGAAGACTTCCTGGCACAAGTAGACGCCAGGAAAACTACCGGTGATGGCCTGGCAGGAGTGGAAGGTCCCCGTGATGATCGATTACCGGAAGCGCCGCCATGCCTGCAATGCCTGGCAGTCCAGGGCATTGGTGCAGGCCAACGCAATGAAGCGCTCTTCAGCTTCGGTGTGTATGCCCGGACAGCTCACCCCGAGGACTGGGAAGATGTTCTGGAAGGACTGAACCACGAGCTATTTGATCCGCCGCTGAAGTCCCGGGAAGTGCAGGGCGTTATCAAGAGCCTGAATCGGAAAGAGTATTTCTACCGATGCAACGAACCACCACTGCGACCCCTCTGCAATAAGCCACTTTGTCAACAGCGCAAGTTCGGCATTGGTGGGGGTGGCACAGCGGTGGATTTGACTGGCTTGGTTCGTGTTGAGACACGGCCTCCAATCTGGTTCGCTGATGTGGATGGTGCCCGGATCCGCCTGGAGACAGCAGATCTACAAATTCAATGTCGCTTTGCGAAGCGCTGCATGGAGGAGATCGGAAAGTGGCCCCGGCCGATGAAGCCAATTGAATGGCAGAATCTGGTGAACAAGCTCATGGATTGCATGGAGCTTGTTGAAGTCCCGGATGACAGTAGTCCGGAGGGCTTATTCTGGGACCATCTCTGGGGCTTCGTGGAAGCTGCCGGATCCCAGGCGCGGACGAAGGATGAGCTGGCGCTCATGCACAAAGTGTGGCGGGAGGATGGATACATCTGGTTCCGTTCCCCTGGATTAGTGGAATGGTTAAAGCGGCAGCGATTCACGGAGCTATCTCAACCGAAGATCTATGCCACACTCCGCCAGGACGATATGGTCAAGCATCACCAATTCACTATCAAAGACAGCAAGGGCAAAGATCGATGCGTCCAATGCTGGGGAGTACCTGAACCATGATATTCTCAGCCGACATATTCGAGCATTCCGAAGCGCTGAACCAGAAGCGGAAGGTCGCTCATGCCACTGTAGAGCTGGATGATGGGGGAAGCCTGCACTGCGCCTCTTTGTATTACATCACGTTCAAGAACAATCATGGAAAGGAGCAGAGCGCCTTGGTCTACGATTACAATATGGCGAATGGAGATCCATGGGAACTTCTCCGAGTGGCAATGAATCAATGCCGGGCAGAGCATAGTGGATGATACTAAAGAAGCCTTTGAAGAGCGGATCATGCCGCTCACAGAGACCGGTTGTTGGATTTGGCTGGGTGCAGCTTCAACACGGAAGTGTGGAGCAACTTCATACGGTAATGTCTGGGTGAATGGTATTTCGTACCGAGTACATCGATACGCCTATGAACTATACATCGGGCCAATTCCTCCTGGGAAGAAGTTATTACATAGTTGTGATCACCCCTGGTGTACTAATCCACAACACCTTACTCCCGGGACACAACAACAGAACATTGATGACATGATGCGGAAGGGGCGACATGGTTCAAGGCGAGCTCATGCACCGTGAATTGATCCTGGGTCCACCTGGGACCGGAAAAACTACGGAGCTGATCAGCATTGTTGAGAAGCATCTGGAGCAAGGCATCGCCCCCGATCGTATTGGCTTCGTTTCCTTTACCCGGAAAGCAGCGCACGAGGCACAGGAGCGGGCTGGGTTGCCCAAGGATGCCGTTCCCTGGTTCCGTACGATTCACTCCCTTGCCTACTATTGCCAGGGTCTCCGCCCGGCGGATGTGATGAATGCCCAACAGTACAAAGTCTTCGGTGAGGAGTTTGGCTTAAACTTCACAGGGCGCTCAGATGATACGGGCCTCTTTGAGAAGCGCGGTGACAATGCCATCCTGAACGCCATCAACCTTGCCCGGAATAAATTGACCACGCCCCGAGAAGAAGCGGCACAGATGGGATTGAAAGAGCCCGTGTGGCGAATTGAGCAGGTGGCAAAGTGGCTGCGTGAGTGGAAAGAGCGGGAGCTCCTCTGGGACTTCACGGATATGCTGGAGAACTTTCAAAAGGGTCCGCGCCTGGAAGTGCTCATTGTGGATGAAGCCCAGGACCTGACCGCCTTGCAGTGGCAGGTGGTGAACAAGCTGGCAGCCGAAGTCCGATTCCTCTATGTCGCCGGCGATGATGATCAGGCCATTTATGCTTGGGCGGGCGCGGACATCAAACCCATGATCTATTTTGATGGCCATGTTCGCACCCTGGATCAAAGCTATCGAACTCCGAAGGCTGTGCAGGATGCCTCCCTGGTGGTGGCCGCTCAAATCACGGATCGGATTCCCAAGATCTGGAAACCGAGAGACGCCATTGGATACTTCTCGCAGAATGATAGCCTGGAAGATGTTATCCCGGAAGAGGGGTCCTGGATGTTCCTGGCCCGAACCAATTATGGTTGCACCCAGATGAAAGAGCACCTGGAGTCCCTTGGAATACTCTACCGAACAGGATCCGGATCAAGCCTCTCCCCGACAATTGTTGGCGCCATCCGTACCTGGGAAGCTCTGAGACGTGGTTCCCGCATGCCAGCATCTGCTGTGATTCCGATCTATGAGCACATGACAGCGGGCATTGGATACAAGCGAGGCAGCAAGGCCTCCCTGGATAGGTTCACGGGAATGGTTACCATTGTAGATCTGCAGAAGCGCTATGGATTGCTGGTGGATGCACCCTGGTTCGCGGTCCTGACCAAGCTGGGCTATGCTCAAATCGCTTACGTGAAGCGTGTCCTGAGTCGCAGGACCGGCTTAGAAGATGGGCGGTGCTATGTAGGCACGATTCATTCAGTCAAAGGCGGCGAGGCGGATCACGTGGTTCTCTCTCCGGACATTCCGCCAGCCACCAAACAATTCTCCAATGCGGAAAGGCGCGTATGGTATGTGGGAGCCACCCGATCCCGGGAGAGCCTCAGGATCCTGCGTCCGTTGACTGATCTTAATGTGTCTTTAATGTTTAATTAATGTGACTATGATATCATGTACCCATAAATCAGCAGGCACTGGCCAACCTGCACCAAACCAGGCCAAGGAGCTCAACATGAAAACATTCGTCATTAACATTAACCCCAAGCACACGAAGCTGGTAGCAGCTTATGAAACTGTACACGAAGCTGAACAGCATGTCCTGGACGCCAAGCGCGATAAGGATTTCCTGGTAGCTGCATCCTGCGAAGAGGACCTACATAACAGGCTTTCTTTGGCTACCATGAGCGAGCTGTACAATAGCACGCAGCCTGAAGACAAGCAGATCAAACACTTCAGCGATAAGACGTCCGGTGCGAAGCGGACTATGGCAGCCCTGCACGAAGGCAAGAAAACCACCAAGAAATCCGGTGGCAAAGTAGGTCGCCAGACTTACATCAGGCAGCGCCTGGAAGCTGGCAAGCCTTTGACAATTCAGGTCCTGGTTAAAGAGCTGATTGAAAAAGGGTACGAAACCGATGAAAAGAAGGCTCGGGGCAACTTGCTTCTTGCTGTCTCAATTCTCGGTAATGCTAAAAAGCAGAAGGAGCCACTGCATGTCACCAGAACAGAAGACACCCTGCATCACGTCGCTGATTCTTGAGGCATTCCACGAGGCAGGTCCCGCAGTATTCGCGGGGCCTGCTTCTTTGTTGGAACGCTATGAATCAGGTCGATTAGAAATTGAAGGTGAAGATTGGTGGTTGCGAAATCTGCAATACATCAAATATATTTTGAAGCCTTCCAACGAAGAGCTCATCGAATGCGCGGAGCTTTGCCAGCGGAAGAATCAAGCTTATGGCAGCCGAGGCATGTATGCCTTTGGAGCTAACGGCATCCGGATCCGTTCCGCGGATAAGCTTTATCGGTTCTTGAACCTGACTGAGCATGGCGGTGAGGAGCACGATGAATCTCTCCGGGACTCGCTCCTAGATCTATTGAACTATGCAGCGCTGGCTGTCCTGGTTCTAAGGAAACAGCTTCCGTGTGCGGATTGAACCTCACCCTGGATGGTGACATCCAACAAATGAACTGGGCAATCCAGCATCGGGGCATACGCAGTTCAATCGCAGAGCATGGTCCCTGGAAGCTGGGCCATGTTCGCCTGCCAATCAATGAGCTCTCTGAATCCAGTGATCAGCCAATTCAACAAGACGGCTGGAGCTTTTTATTTGTCGGGGAGTTCTTTGATTGGAAGAAGTTTGATCCGTATGCCACTTGCGATACTCATGTCCTGGTTGGTGAGTGGCTGCGGCGAGTTTGGGAGGGTGAGAATCCAACCAACCTCTTCAAGGACATTGATTGGATGGGAGCTTTCATTGCTATTGATCCCGAGGACTGTGCCCATATCATCCAGGACTACTTAGCACAGAAGCCTCTCTATATTCACGAGGCATCCTGCACCATCTCTTCTGAAATTCGGGGCGTCATGGCTGGGCATGTGAATCATCCGTGGCCCGCCAATGATTTCTACCTGGGAAGCGTGGCCAAATTTGGTTATCATCCCGGCCCGGACACCATGATCCAAGGCATCCAAAAGATGCCCCACGCCACTTACACCACCATTGATCCCGGTGATTCCAATGATCACACCATCCGACGAAGCTCCAAAGGCACTCTGCGACCTCGCCCCGGGAACATCCGGAAGCTCCTGGAAGAATCCATGAAGAAGCGACTCATCTCAGACCAACCCCTTGCCATGCTGGTGAGCGGCGGCCTGGACTCAAGCATTGTCTACAAGCTCACGGAGCAGGCAGGCATGTTAGACCAGGTCAAAGTCTTCCACTGCCAAAACGGTGAAGAGCAATGGTTGGACGAGCTGGGCGTAAAAAATACGCAAATGTTGGAATGCCAGCAGGTCAAGATCGAAGACGCTATTTGGCTGAATGAAGGGCCAGTGGATCTTGGCTCTCTCCTGCCGCAGATTGCCTTAGCAAGGGCCATGAGTGGCTCACCAGTAGTTTTGACCGGCGATGGTGCTGATGAGCTCTTCGGTGGATATAGGAGGATGGCAGAATACGACGCACAGCTTTCCGATATATTCCAGGAATTGGTCTACTATCATCTGCCCCGATTGGACAAGATCCCCATGAGCCACACCACGGAATTGCGAACGCCTTTCCTGGCCCGGCCAGTAATCGAAGCGGCGCTGGCTTTGCCTTATGCCGAGCGCATAGAGAAGCGGGCACTCAAAGCAGCCTTCCAGGATTTGATCCCGGAGACCATTTTGAATAGGCCTAAGCAGCCACTGAAATCTGCCCGAGTCCTGTTCCAGCCAATGGAGTGGCGGATGCAGCTTATTGACGAAACAAGGAGAATGATACAAAATGAAATGCGAGACCTTTGACGAGCTCTTCCGCCTGCAGATGGCGGTGATTCGAAAATACGACCCAATAGAGAACGCAAATGGCCTGCTACAAACTCCCATGGTGCCCGTGGCCTTATCCTGCAGGTTCGGCCAGGCAAGGATAAAGGATTTTGCCTGGCGCATCACTGAGGAGCTTATGGAAGCCCGCCTGGAACTAACCCGATTGGATCGAAGTGATGCCGCCCGGGAAGAGGTGATCGATGCCCTGCACTTCATGATCGAGCTCTGCATTCTTGCTGATGTGGAACCGACTGCCCCGATCCAATTCATCAAGCAGCGCCGCCGGAGCACGGACGAAGCGATTATGGCCGTGATTTACCACCTGGGAATGGCTTGCAACGAGCTGAAGAATCGACCCTGGAAGCAGACACAAACCGAAACAGATGAGTCCGATTTCCGGGGCTGGATTCAAGCGGCACTTACTGACCTGGTGCTCCTTATGGACTCCGTCGGAATTGCACGCGAAGAGATCTTGGACCACTACACCAAGAAAAACAAAGTAGTAATGAAAAGACCCGAGGAGGGCTACTAATGAAAGCGATTGGAATAACATGCGGAATTGGATCCATGCTGCAAGGCGCAAAGGCAGCCGGATTCGACGTCATAGGCAATATCGAATGGCGTAAATATTACCACAAGCGGGACACCGAAGGCAGGAACACCTTCCGAGAGAATTATCCCGGGGCATTCTTATCGCTCTCCATTGACGACGTTGATGTGGAAGCGCTGCGAGGCACCATCGATCTTGCCATGGGCCACCCTGAGTGTGGCAAGTACAGCCAGATGAATGTTTACAATAAGGGCTACGCTGAAGGCTTAAAGGATCCCGGTGACATTCCCCTATTCTGTGAGATGGTGGACGCACTTCAACCGCGCTTCTTTGTTATGGATGATCTGCCTAAGAGCTTGGGCGCTTTCACCATGGAAGACTATGCCCGCATGATGCCGGGCTACGACCTATATCCGGAATGGATCTCCAACTACCACTACGGCAACTGCCAAAAGAATCGCCGGCGCTTATTCATGATCGGGGCGCTGAAGAGCGAGGAGTTCGTATTCCGTCCAGGTGAGTTCATGCACGACATCGCAATCAAAGATGTGATCGGTGACTTGCTGGATACTGCGGGCGATGGAATGAATGGCCACAACGTGCATGTCCTGGATGAAAACTGCGGCAAGGGCAAGAGCTGCCTGGAACTGGACCGCAAGGAAACATGGCGAACTGTGCAGAAGCAGTTTCTAGACGGTATCCGGGAAGGCGACCGCCTTTTCTATTGGGCCAAGGATGGCGCCCGAAAGCCGCGCATTGGATTTGGCACAGGCTACTGGAACGCGCATTCCCATGTCCTTGATGGTGGCTCCGCTGCATTGCATCCGATTCACAAGATTCCATTGACTGTGCGAGAGCGCGCAAGGATCCAGGGCTTCGCTGATGACTTCCTATTCTATGGCATCAAGACTGATGAAGAAGGCAAGTGGAATATTGAGAAGAATAGCGACCTGGTGAAGCAGACCGGGAAGGCTATGCCAATCCAATTCTGCACCTATGCCGCCTTTTTGGTTGCTACCCATCTTGGCAAGGCCTTCATGCCTAAGGAGATGATCACTGGGAAGCGCTGTGCGAAGGACAACCCGGAAATCGATGCAGCCAAGTTCTGGTTCTGCGACAACATTGGTTATGCCGATCAAGAAGGCGCTTGCCAAGCTTGCTGGCTCCGGACGCAATGCAAGAAGCTCCACGATCAAATAGATCTACCAGAAACGGAGGTGGAAGATGCCACGGTGTGATGCGTTAGTATCCTCTGGGATGGGCTGGCGCGCGAATCGATGCAGCCACCCAGGTAAGGTTGAAGTCGATGGGAAGCATTTCTGCGGCATCCATAATCCGAATAAGTTGCCAAGCAAGTCACAGCAACGATCGGAGCTTATCAAGGCACAAAGAAGAAACCGGCGGGAGTTCGAATCGGATGCGATCAAGCTGGTTCGTGAACTGGCTAAAGAGAATCATCCAAGGGCGCACCTCTTGGTTGATGCGGACCTGATGGCCAATAACTATATCAAGCAAAAACTGGAGGATCTAGCATGAAAATCTACCCTGATTTCCCGGCCGTAATTCAGGCCACTAGTGATAAGATCCGGACGCAGGCTTATGACGTGCACACGGACAAATGGCAGGGCTTCGACATTGCTGATCGTCCGGAAGCCGCCATGAAAGAGATAATGAATTGGAACTTCCAGGTGCCGCTTGGTCACGAATCGCTGATGCTTTATGCAGAGCAGATTCATCCGAACATGCCCTGGGCGAATGATCACTTCCATGAGCGTGTGGCGGGCGAACCGGTTAATCCAGGGGAAACCTGGTTGACCTGGCCTTGGGCAAACAAGGCGGATGAGTCTCGATGCTTCCCAGGTGGAAAGTTCAGCCACACATACATGGAGCGCTATTGGCCAAAGAACAAGCCGGAAGACAGCGCCTCGCCAATGTGGGGACACCGATTCAAGTATGGTGATTTGATGGACGTGGTGAACTTGCTGGAAGATCAGCCGGAAACGCGCCAGGCATATTTGCCCATCTTCTTCCCGGAGGATACTGGAGCGCTGCACGGAAATCGGGTGCCCTGCACATTGGGCTACTTCTTCATGATGCGCCACGGGTATCTGCATATTCACTATCCGATCCGCTCATGCGATTTCTACCGGCATTTCCGGGATGACTTATATCTCACCACGCGCCTCTTGCTATGGGTGCTGGACGAGCTCCGTCAGCGGGATGATGGTTGGCATGCTGTGAAGCCTGGATTCTTCTCCATGTGGATTGGCAGCTTGCACCTATTCATCAATGACTACAACAGGCTCTATGGCAATGAATAGGCCGAACCATATAGCGTACTTTCTGGGCATGGCGGAGTTGGTTGCTACTCGCGGAACATGCGCCAGAAGGGCCGTGGGATGCGTTCTAACGAACATTCGTGGTCACGTGCTTGCAACAGGGTTCAACGGGGTGGCCAGTGGCTTAGAACACTGCACGGATAAACCCTGCCCCGGGGCCAAATGCGCCTCGGGTGAGGGCCTGGAACTCTGTGAAGCAATCCACGCCGAGCAGAACGCTCTCCTGCAATGCCATGATGTGCAGACGATCGAGGCGTGCTATTGCACAACTGCACCCTGCATCACCTGCACAAAGCTCTTGCTGAATACAAGCTGTCAAGTGATCTGGTTCTTGGAGGATTACCCTCAAGCAGCGGCAGCCAAAAAACTATGGATAAGCGCTGGGAGGATCTGGGGCAATGCAGCAGAGTCTATTCTCGACTGAACAAATAGCACCAATACCGAAGACGGGCTGGACAGCGCCTGCGAGCTTCCCGAACCTGGAAGCGGCAAAGACCCTTTGCATTGATGTGGAAACCTGGGATCCCAACCTAAAGGAGAAGGGTCCTGGGTGGGCTACCGGCGATGGCCACCTCTGCGGAATTGCCGTGGGCACGGATGATGGCCACAGATGGTATTTCCCTATGCGCCATGAAATTGGTGGTGGCAACATGGATCCCGCCACGGTGCTTCGCTGGGCCAAAAGGGAATTCAGCCGTCCAGGACAATTGAAGGTCGGTGCCAATCTGCTATATGATGTGGGCTGGCTCTCGACTGAAGGCGTGCATGTGGAAGGCCCTTTCTTTGATGTGCAATGGGCGGAAGCGCTCCTGGACGAGCATCGATACAGATACTCCCTGGATAGCATTGCCAAAGATCGGGGCACCGGTGGCAAAGTATCCGACGCGCTGTATCGCTGGTGTTCTGCTGCGTATGGTGGAAAGCCCACGGCTCGAGGCCAGGGCGGAAACATCCACCGAGCGCCGGCTTCCCTGGTTGGCCCGTATGCCGAGGGCGATGTGGATCAGCCACTCCGAATTATGGAACAGCAGATCCAGGAGCTGGATGAGCACGAGCTCACAAAGCTCTGTGACCTGGAACATCGCCTTCTGCCAATGCTGCATGCCATGCGAGCACGAGGCGCATTGATCCGTAGTGACTGGCAGAAGCTGCGTGACCAGGTGCAGAGTAAGATTATCATCCCGCCAGGCGTGGACATCTGGTCCCGGGATAGCCTCGCGCACTATTGCCGAGGGAAGGATATAGCTTATCCGATGACCGCCTCCAAACGGCCCGTGCCGAGCTTTGTTGGGCCTTGGCTAGAAGTGCATCTCCCGGAGATTGCGGCCGCCAGGAAATACGACAAAGCCGCCGGCACCTTCTTTGATGGCTATATGGGCAAAGCGGTAAAGAACAAAATTCATTGCCAATTTCATCCGCTGCGTTCCGATGCTGGCGGCACAGTGTCCGGGCGCTTCTCAAGCTCGGATCCCAATCTACAGAACATTCCGTCCAGGGACAAGGAATTGGCGCCACTTATTCGCGGTCTATTCATCCCAGAAGAGGGCGACCTCTGGTGTAAGCAGGACTACTCACAAATTGAATATCGCTTGCTGGCTCACTTTGCTCGAGGCACGGGAGCCAACGATGTCCGGGAGAAATATGTCCTGGATCCGAAAACCGATTTCCATCAAATGGTCTCTGAGATGAGTGGCCTGGAACGCAAGCCCGCCAAGATCCTGAACTTCGGAATGATATATGGGCAGGGTGTAGCAACAACTGCGGCCACCATGGGCTGTACTGTGTACGAGGCCGAGCGCTTCCGGGAGCAGTACTTTGAGAAGGCACCATTTGTCAAGCACACATTTGACTGGGTGGCGCGAGTGGCTGGCCAGCGTGGTTATCTGCGCTCCATCGGTGGGAGACTGCATAGATTTGTCCACTGGGAGCCACGTGATTGGGGTCTGCGTGATGACTTCAAATTGACCACGGATCGAGATGGCTTGGAAGCTCGGATTCGGGAGCTACAGGCCAAGGCGCGAGAAGCGGGAACCAAAGTCCCCGGCGGCGGCACGGTCCGGGCCAAGACTCATAAGGCGCTCAATTCCCTACTGCAAGGCAGCGCTGCCGACATAATGAAGATCGCTATGGTTGATGTATGGGAGAGCGGCGTCTGCGACGTCCTGGGAGCGCCAGTGCTTACTGTGCACGATGAATTGGATTGGTCGGTACCGGACACCCAGGAGGGCAGGGAAGCCATTCGGGAATCCCAGCACATCATGGAGAACTGCGTCAAGCTGGATGTGCCTCTGTTGGTTGATACGGAGTGGGGATCGAATTGGGCCAACGTGAAATAGCCTTTAATGTTACGTTAATGTCTATTTAATGTGAGTGTGGTATCATGTCTTTATATTTTTAACGGAGGCCACCATGAGGAACAAAGCGCAACAACTAGTAGACACACTCAAGCTACTTAAAATCGAATCTGAGTATATTCGCACCCAGGATCCCGAGATCGAAGATGATATGGTAAAGATCACCGAGACCCTTCATGTGCAGTATGCGCCTTATCAACAACAGTCCTTGATCCTGGTTCAGGAAAAGGGCCAAACATTCCAAGAGGTGGATGCCTACTCAAACCCAACCAATGCAGCTCGCGCTATTGCGAGTCTTCTGGGTCGCTTACCAAGACAAGCTGAACAGCAGACCATGGAAATGAATACTCAATTCCAGCATGTCCGGCTATAGGAGGTTACTATGACGAACAAACCCAGAGAAAAAGTCATCTTCGATGATGAGAATAGAACCCCTCGGGAAAAGATCCTTGACATGGTCCAGAAAGAATTGGATGAAGCTAGGGCTAACCCGGAAGAGCCGGGGATTTTAATTGCCCGGGAATCAGAGAACTGTGTTTCAGTTTGTGCTCATGCGTCAGATGAGTTTATCTTCCACATGATGATGAACCTGCTTGGCAACATGGAGCCGGAGACTCGGATGAGGATGCTTATGCACATGGTGCTAGGAGGTAAAGATGAAAGTTGATCGAGAAAAACGCCAAAAAAGACTCAATGAAGCGTTGCTCTGTTTGAGTGAAGCCAAGCGCGGTTTTTCGGTTTTCGTGGAATGCGAAGATGGTGAATCTATGCGCTCGATCGGAAGCCGAAGCGGTGGTATGGTCATGGCGGTAGCTTTAGAGGCATTATCAGTCATGCCAGTAGAAGCCATTGCTGAAGTATTGCAACAACTGGCCGAGCGAAAGGCCACTGGATGAATAAAGCATACGTTGGCATGACGCTGATGAAGTTCGAAGAATTAGGTATTGAAGTTGATGGGGTTCCGCTGAATATCCAACCCAAGAATCTCATCGGCTTCTTGCCTGTGTTCGCCTCCCTGGAGGTGGCGAAAGAAGCGGGTTGGGCTGATGCCTTGCCGGTTAATATTGGCAAAGAGGAGTAGCACCATGCAGAACGAAGTCGTATCAAACTTTAAGAAAGCCCACGACTGGCTTATTCAGGCAATTAGTAACTCAGATGGCACAGACCTGGAGACACTGGTTTTTCTATTGAAGCTGGTCAAATGTCGGGCGGAGGTTGCCGGAGTTCAAACCAAGCATCAAGCAGCGCTGTCAGCCCAGTTGCCACGCAGCCACAAGACTTGGACAGAGCAGGAGCAGCTTGTAGTCATTGAACAAATGGAGCTGCACGGCGTCGATGACAAGAGTGTGCCTATCACTGCGGCATTAGTCCGGGTTATTGCAGCCCGCAGCCCGCAGCCCGCTTCGCAGCTTTGGCTCTTTACAGGCCAAAATGCACGAGCTTCGGAATGTGCCAGAGATTGAGAAGGTGGAGTGACTATGAAGAAATGCGGAAAGTGTGGATATGTTGATATGAATGCCGTGCCCGATTGGGACTGCATGAAATGCGGGCATGATCCAAGAACCAGCGAGCCGCTCTTCTGGTTTGCGATGCTCGCCCCCCTGGTACTGGGTTGGCTCCTGGGTGGCTGGTATTTCTTCGGGTGGTTTGCATGATGAATTCCATCCAGGGAAGGCCCTGCCTATATTGTGGTACTGAGGGCTGCGACTCAGCAGGCAAGGTGTGCCGGTATTGCAAGGGCACCGGTACCCAGGTGGTCCGCGGAGATTTGGCCACTGTGCCTATAAAGGAGAATAAAAATGACCACGCTGATAACAAGTAGATGGCGGTATGAGAATGGTGACTGGGATGGGAAAGACTTCTCCAATCGGAGGGTCCGAGAGCAGTCGATATTCTTAGAAATGGTCTGCGATGGGAAGAAGCTGGAATTCATCGGCGGGCCTACAGGCTTCGAATCCTATTATGTGGCCTCCCTGGTTTGCGCGTATGGCGGTCAGCCCCGCCCGGAGGAGCTTTGTATATGTGCCGGCACGATAAACAGCTGGCCCGCCTGCTATGTGCCCTGGGACGAGGTTATGAGTTTTGTGGAGAGTGCTATAGCAGCTTATAAAGAAGGAGGACAAGGATGAAAATCAATAAGAAAAAGAACAGGGATCAAAGACGGAAACGAGCTCAACCTGCCATGGTCTCCCTGGACGACACCGAGGACGCCCTGACGAAGAAAACTCAAACGGGTAAGAAGGCTCCCGGGTTCGTAACTGCGGATGGAAAGGAGGGCATCACGTATGCCCATAAGGGCGGCCAGCTCAAGCACCAATCGCGGAGTAAGTATTCCCCAGGAGGCAAAGATGGGGGATCTTAACTTAGCCCTCGCAGCCATCGTGGTTTTCTTCGTCGTGACGGAGCTGATTCCATATTTATGGAGCTTTCTATGAAGATCCGATTTTTCCATGCACCCTGGACGTGGCGAGAGGCGCTTATTGCGCTCTACCTGGTTGTTGGCTCTCTGTATCTGGTGCTCGAATGAATAACAGTCCACCAGATCCGAAAGAGATAGCACGTGCCCAGGGCTATCGGAATGGAGGCGCTTCTATAGCGGATGCTGCCATAAGGTCTAAACGAGGGAAGTCCTGGATCAAGCGATACACACAGGCTCCGATTCAGGGTGCCAGGCGGGATACGCCCTTCTCTATTATGGAATTACTGCCAATGGTGCCTAGATGACAAAGGTCGCTGAGAAGGTTTTTGTCCGGGGCTTCGTGAAAGCGCTCCGAAGGCGTGGTGCCCATGTGCAGCGCATCGAGGACGCCTATTCGAGCCACATCCCGGATATTAACTATGCCTATGAGGGTCTCAGTATGTGGTTGGAGGCTAAATCGGTGCATATACCGAAACGGCCAACTACGAAGGTCCACCTGGGCTGGACAGATGGACAGCGCCTATGGGCCGAGGATAGACGACGAAGGGGAGGCCATGCTTATGGGCTAATCCGTATCAGCCGAACTGAGGTGCTGGTGCTTGGCCATTGGACGGAGGATGCGCCCCTGGAAGAGCTCCGCAAGCAGGCCATATTCAAGGGCACGCAGAAAGAGGTTATCGAGTGCCTATTAACGGGCATTCGGAAATTAGACGTCAAACACGTATGAGGAGGCACAATGAGTAAAGAAGGGATATGGAAAGAAATCAAAGAAGAGCGAGGGCGCCAGGATGCCCAATGGGGTGGGCCGGACCATGATGATACGCACGCCCTTTGGAACTGGATAATTTATATTCGAGGGCATAATAAGGCCGCCGGGAAGCTGATGCTCCAGGAAAGGCCTGTTCATGATTTCGCCCCGGCTGCCGTAGAGCAATTTCGGAAGCAGATGGTCCGAGTAGCCGCTTTGGCCGTAGCGGCCATTGAATCAGTTGATCGTAGAAGACTAAAGGAGAGAAAATGACAACTTACGCAACATTAATGAACCACACGCCACTGCAGATCTGCTCACATGCGGTCCGCACGTGCTGGCAGTCACACGCTAAGGCAGATGACGGTGGTGAGGCTGATAGGGCGCTCATTCTCAAGGTGGGCAACATCTTCAAGCATGCCTCCACCCTGGAGCACTTGAACTACACCTTCTATCTGGAGAACATCAGCAGAGCGCTCCTGCAGGAGCTGGCACGGCACCGCATAGCCAGCCTCAGTGTTAAGTCAACCAGGTACACGCTCAAGGAGCTTAAGGACGAGGATGATGTGCTAGAGCAGCAAGGGCTGATCGAAAAGTACTGTGTGATGACGGGCCACCCTGATGTGGACTTCTATGTAGGCCAGGCATTGGCTAATCTTCAAACCCTGGTCAAATCAGGTGTGCCGAATGACCAATCCAAGTTCGCTCTGCCTGATGCGTATAAGACTGAGCTCACCTGGACCATCAATGCCCGCTCACTGCAGAACTTCCTGACCTTGCGTACGTCCAAGGCTGCAATGTGGGAGATACGGCGCCTGGCTTATGCCATCTTTGATGCACTGCCTGAGGATCACAAATACCTGTTCGAGGACTTTGTGCATGAGCAGTAATATCTGCTTGATAGACAAGAGGGTCCTTACAAGAAAGGACCATAAGTGTAGTTGGTGTGGAGAGCTGATACCAAAGGGCACCTCCGTCCGCTTTCTCTCTGGGATCTTTGATGATTCGTTTTTCTCTTCCAGGATGCACGATGAATGCGATGCGGCCTGTTCCCGCAGTGAGGTTGAGGATGGTTATGCCCCGTATGATAATCAAAGGGGCATAGCCTGGCAGGAGGAGTGATGCTGGCTATGTGTGGAGAGCGGGGTGCTGAGTGGCCTTGGTCTCTAGGCACACTTTAGCACATACGTACGAGGAACCATTTTACACTTTTTATTTTACTGAAATACAAGTGTTTAGCTAATGTACGCATAAATACTTAATATATAAGGATAAATAAAGAATACTAACATATTAGCACTTTAGCACAGCTAATATCTATGTCCTAAGTATATAGTAACAAAGGATAAATTATATTGTCTGAAATATAAGTGTTTAATAACAAAGGATAAAGAGGTTAATACAATGAAATCTCTAAACACGTGCGCGCAATGCTGGAAGGAAAGTTTCATTCTTCCTGTTTCCTTACGTAAGGGGTGTGGCTTGCAAAGCAGGGCCAGGAATCGTACCTTGTTCTATATGCACCAACACAAATCACTTATTTGTTCACCTATGCCTACGGATAATATGATTCAGGCGCTGCATCGATTCGATAGCGGAGCGTGTGCTTGAGCTTCAAGTATGATAGGCGCTGGCGGCGCATACGGAAGCAACACCTGGAGATCTCCCCCTATTGCGTGCGGTGCGGCAAGGACGCAGGCATTGTCGACCATAAGATCCAACACAAAGGCGACCCTGTCCTGGGTTATGATCCGGAGAACCTGCAAAGCATGTGCAAAGGCTGCCACGATAGCTTCAAGCAGCGCCTGGAAAAGAGTGGGAAGATACAGGGATGCAGTATTACAGGCATTCCAACAGACCCAAACCATCCTTGGAATAAGGGTTTATAAGCTGTGCATAACATGTGCATAACATGTGCATAAGGGGAGGGGGCATGCCATCTCTGGGACC